CCAATCAGAAAAGGATGGAAGATATAGCGGCTGGAAAAATAGCTTGGGAAGCATCAGCTGTAGACCAGATGAAGGGGAGCTGGAAAGACGAACTAATTTTGATTTGCCTTTTAGTACCAGCTGTGGCAGTATTCGTGCCTGGCTGGACACCACATATCAAAGCTGGTTTTGAAGCTCTACACAGTCTGCCATCATACTACACCAATTTATTATATATTGCGTGTTGTGCATCGTTTGGCATTAAAGGAGCTAGTGGTGCGATGAAGCTACTAAAAAAATAGGAGTACAGAATGGGTAAACATTTCAACAAAGTCCTGGAAAGAATGGATAACCTTTTTGCTAAATGGAAAAACCTTAATAAAAAAGGTAAGTTTATAGTCTTAGCAATAGCCTTGGTTATTTTAGGTTTAGTTACTGGTGTTATCTAATGCATTGGTATGACTGGTTACGCAAGACCAGGCAGCAGCAAGAAGAATATAAAAAAAAATCTCAATTAGAAAGATGTCCAGAATGTGATAAGTATCCATGCCTGGGTGATAAACACCTGGAGTTTTGGAGCTGCATTGATTGTGGACATATAATCAAAAAAAAAGGGGTGGCTAATCATACTAGCCATCCCAAAACTACCCCCTAGAAACGTCTTAAAACCGATTTTTTAGGTATAAAATTGCTTGTTATAACACCGAATACAGTAGTTTTTAATTTTCTTAGATTTAAATCCCCATTTGACCTGGATCATATTTAAATGGATATACTGCCTGGAGCAGACCAGGCAGCTCAACTGCTCTGTACTGTATATACATTGTTGAGATCTAATTTTATATGCTGCGTTTTTTTTCACAGATAATGATGAAATTTTCTACTTCATGTTTCTGCATTACTAATAGCAGATCAATGGATGCTTCCTGGCATTTGTAGGATGTATCATAAATATTATGCATCTTGCTACAATGATTACCAATACACATTGTTACCCATAAAATAAATTTCACCATTCAACATTTAAACTACAGCTTTTACATTCCCCTTGCAAACTTCTTAACCAGGAG